ACCGGTAAGGGTCTTTCCTTAGGATCACATTCGATCCCGTGGAGAAGAGACTTAGAGGGTTTAGTTGAGCAAGCGTAATCTGCGTTTTCCGCATACTGCTTAGATGTATATGGTGCATCCAGAACGTCGTAATCCGTTGAAAGGATAACTGTTCCAAGTGCTTGAGAAGATCCGTTGTATTCGGAAGAGGTTGAGACAAACTCAAAGACGATTCCGTGAGGTTCCCATTGGTCGTATTGAGACGCAATGATCGACAACCACGGGAAAGTTGAAGAATTAGTTGGGTTAATGATGTAGGATTGATTAGTGAAGGAGGTGGAACCACCAGATAGGGGTCCACAAAACACATCACCAAGGTATTCACGCTCGACGATCCGAGTCCCGCGTTTTCCATGAGAGGAGAAACGTGGAACGATGGGGCCGTCAGTTGCAACTGCCTTGATTAATGAGTTATTCTTTACCTCAAAGTCACCATGACCGAAGAGTTTTGCGAGGCTTTCACCTGCTAGACTTCCAAGGTCGCCCATCCCAACTAAGGAACCGAGAGCGCGGCCAGTCGTACTGGCTACGGTCTTGGGCGTCATCTTTCGATTGATTGAACTTTCTAAATGATCAATCTTAGCCTCGAGACGTTTCGCCGGGTCTTGGATACTATTTTCAGTAGTATAATCTCCTTTACCTCGGAGTTGAGGACGACGATTTCTCGCCGATTTTGCTTTACTTTTAGTAGGCATTATTTGCTTGTATATTGGATCCTGCCAAGCGTAACAGGACTGTACATGTGTAGTACCCTTTCGGGGAAGCCGTGCAGTCTCTCGGCATTTTGTTTAGCAAGGAAGTATTAAGGATTAAATCCACCTTTTTGGTTCTAAAACTACACACCCAATGGCTATGAGGTAGCCACCCGCTGTTAATAACCGAGGGCCCTCTTCTGAAAGTCGGACTCTAACTTGGAATTACGAAGACGCTCCTTATGTAGAAGCTTCTTCTCCTTTTCGAGTCGACGATTCAGTGAGATTAACCCAGAACCGGAGGTCCGAATTGCCTCGATTTGATCGGCAAAAGGGAACCTGTCATACTCCCATAAATCCTTCTCAGGAACAAGGGGTAGAAGTTTGGATTTATCAGTGAAATTGATCAGAGATGAATCGTGAACTTCAGGAATCGGTTTATTAACGATGGTAGGCACTTCTGTGGCCTCTTGGTCGAGAGGATGGTGAACATCAAGATCAAGAACTTCAACAACACGATAAGGAAAGGCGTGCATTTCATCAACGGGTACTAATGGTAACCTTTGATGATTTGCTTCCTTCAACAAACGGTGGAGTTCACTATTCGAGAGACGACATGATGGAGTTAAAACTTCTTCGTCAAGGTCGCCATATGCCATAGCTAAGGGCGTAGCATGGATAAGGGACTTATCAACGAAGGGAATAACATCTTGCTCATACGGACCAGTTAGGCTATCTAAGCGAGTAGACACGACCATTCTTCGGTTACCCAAAGATTGTGTTGGTGCGCCCTTGAAACTTAGATAAGCAAAGGGTAGAAGTGGATGTGACTTTGCAGGCGTAGTAATTTCTTTCCTGGCAGCGTAAAGGAGGTGGGCTGCGAGAGCACGTTGTGACTCCGAATAACGGGGTTCAATACCGG